ACTGGCTTGCAAACTTAGGTACTGGCGTACCATCTTTTAAAGCATTGTACACCTGGGCTTCTATGCGCCGTTGTGTAAACGCAGTTACACCGACTATTTTAGTAGTGGTGCTGCTAGCTTGTAAAAACTCACTGCCATTTAGCCACTGCGAAACTAAAATATCCCAATTTACATTGGTTTTACGTTGTTGTGTTAGTAAGTAATTATAAGTGTCGCGCGCAAAAGTTGGCATAGCATTTTGGTACACATCTAGGTACGCCGCTTGTATAGGTTCGGTAGTTACAACACCAGTTAAGTCAATATCTATACTGCCAAGCCTTTCTACTTCCTTGAGGTACGCATCTAGCTGCTTTAATAATGCGGCATGGAATTTACGCGCAGCACTTTTTTCATACCTGCGCCGCTTACTTTCTATGGCTTTAAATGCCATGTATTTTTTATGGTGTTCCAGTTTGTTTGCTTCAGCATACTGGTTGTAACAAATTGCAACGGCTTGTTCTTGCGGTGTACCCTCATCAACTAAAAATGTTACACACCTGCCCATAAATGTGCTTTGTGGTTCGCCGCTATTTGGTTTAGGTATGGGCATGGTAAAAAAAATACCAGGGCTATTCACACCCCGGTATTTATGTTAAACATACTTAATGGAATTATGAGTCAAGAAGTTGTTGTAAAACCTGCATAAACTGCTCCACATCATCGGGTGTTAGCCAACCCATAACAAGTGCAGTCGTAAGCATTATTGCCACAATGTTGCGCAGCGTAAATGCTTCTAGAATTTCTTTCTTAGTTTGCTCCCACTGGCCCTGAAAAATAGCTTTAATCGCTTTGCCCAAGAATTGGTTAGGCAGTGGCAATATGTCGAGTGCGCCGTGCAACACTTCCCCGGCTTTGTTTTCGCCTCCGGCAGTTTGTTGTATGATACGTACAATTTTCCAGTCCTTTATTTTAGTCATTTTATTAACTCCGCTACTGTGTTTACTACTGCGCTTGAGCCTAAACCTGCTGCGGTGGCCCAGGCTATTACTTTTTGTTTAAATTTTTGCAGTTCTGCTATGTCAGTTTGATTTTTAGACACCCTTTTTACTAACCCTTCTTGGCCAAATTCATTACCAATAAGTGCTTCTTTGATTTCCTGTATATCTTTAGCCAAAATTTCAATCATGGTTTCCAATTTATCAATATCAAGTTTAATTGCGTTTAGTTCCTTATCCATAATAGTGCCATAATACTTTTTCGGGTTTAGCCTTGTCCATATCTACGTGAATAAAATCCTTGCCAATACCTATACGGTTAAACCCAACTGAAATTAGTGCATTTATTATTTTAAATCTAGTAACACTGTTGTCAGCTTTAATATCTACCGCCAGGCCTTTGGTATGCGAACTGCTTCCATCGCGGCCCTGCTCTATTTCGTAAATTTTGCTTCTAAAGCCCGATGTTAGAATAAATGGTACACCACTAAGATGTCGCGCACTATCTAGCAGCTCAAGAAAAATTTGGCTTAAATCATCCTTATTACATGGTGGATTACACTCTGCAAACTCACTATCTGTAAAATATCTAAGGGCCATACTGCTCCTTTAGTAATTTTACTTCTTCTTCAGTTAGCCCGCTTTCACCTTCCGGCATTAAGTTTACTGGTATATATCTATTATTGTCACCGATTGGCTCATAACCCATTTCGGTTCTTTTTTCATCAGCAGTAAGCCACCATGCTTTACTCAACCAATCCACCTTATCTGCATTATCCTGGTTAAGCGCGTCAATACTTTGTATATCGAAGTCCAGATGGTATTGCCTACCAGTTGCCCTATTAAATATTGGCACTAAACACCGATTAAGTTCTGCAAAATCCCTGCTAAGTTCCGGTATCACATTATCCAAGTACAACTGCTTACGGCTTTGCTCTTTATTGGCATTGGTTTTGTTATCCGGGTCATTAAGTAATTCACTAGGGAAGTTATAAACATTACATATATCGCGTTGCGACATTTTACCGGCTTCAATTATTTCCAAATCCACTGGTGGCATACCAAATTTTTCAAACCCAAGTTTCACACTGCTTACTAACCAGGTTTTATAACTATCCGGTCCTTGCATTTGCCGCAGGTATTGTTCCAGTTGGCTACGCTGCATTGGTGTAAGTTGCTCTAAGTCCGGGTCTGTTGGATACACAACACCACTAGCACCGCCATTTTTTAAAGCCTTGCTTAATGCCTGGTCACCATCGTTGCCCAACCGTATTGAACGGCGCGCCGCTTTTAAAGGGCTCATGCCGTATAAGTGTGAGCCTACTGCATCATAGTCAGGATTCCAGTATTTCCAGTGCATTACACTTTCAGCGCTTAACTTATGGCCATCATGGCCGTACATATCAATTATGTAACCCTCAACCAGACTTTCATAAGTAGGGTTGGCAACTATTTTTGTGTACTGCGAAGGCATAACCCACATCTCCCCAAATGTGCCATCGCCTAACTCTATAAAGTGCGTATAACCATTACCAGTAATTAGCTGAAAGCCCTTCATATTCTCGTACCACTCCGGGTAACCTTGTAGCGGGTTGGGCTTGTTTATAAGTTTGTATAATGGGTCGTTATAATCATCTACCTCTACAAACGCTTCATTCTTTAGGGTTAGCAGGTTATCCAATGTGGCTTGAGTTGCCTTTGTTCTTATTGCCCTGCTTAACTGCTTATACTTTAGTGCTTTTGTTTTGTTTTTTACAACATGCACTATTGGTGGCACTGCTGCCGCCGCCTTTGTAATACCATTAACAACACTGTAAACATCGGGATTATATTCGTACCCATCATCTATATAAGCATATTGGGTATCATCTAGGCTAATTGGTAACCCGCGATGAAATCGAAATAATTGTTTGTTAAGTTCGTTTACAATTTTTGTTTGCGGCGCTTTTGTTTTGCTAAAAGGCAATAAATCTAGTAGGGTCATGCTGCGTAATTTTGGTTATAAAGAAATTAACAATTATTTACAACATTAGAAACATACAAAAAAGCCAGTGACTTTTCACAGTCACTAGCTTAAACAATACATAATGGAGTATGAATCTACTTACGTTAAAATAGAAAATAGCCTTCTATATTCCTTATCAAAATTTAAACGCTCTTTGTGGCTTTGCCGCATGTGTATTACAGTTGAGTGGTGTAAGTCTAACAACCGGGAAACTTCTATCATACTTATAGAAACCCAGTTTGCAAATAAACACCTATAACGCACGTGCTTTGTTTTTCTACTTTTAGCAAACAATTCATCGTAGGTAATATCTAGAGTGCAACAAAATTTATACACATAGTTACTGTAATCTACAACTGGTAATTCACCGAGTTGTTGTTGATAACGATTAAAAGCATCTAGTGCCATGGTGTACATTATTGCTCCTGCTTTAGTTTAGTTATGTGCCATTTAAAGAGCGATACTAACCTCAACTTCGTCACCCCAAACATCCCAACCTTCTGTTGTTTGCCGAGCAAATAATTCAACTCTTGGCAAATCCCCACAAAGTTCAACTATTCTTTGCCTAACCTCATCAGGTTTTTTACTATGCTCTAATCTTTGGCTTTCGATATAAGCCCTAACATTATGTTTCTTTACAAGTTTGTGTGCATCCTTACCCTTTGTGGCAAGTAAACACAATTCAACTCCACTTTTCATAGTATATGCGCCCATGAAACAAACTTGTTTACCTTTCTTGGTTTTCTTTGCCCAAACAAAACCAACGGTCTTATATTCAAATCCCCAACTTTTTATTACTTCAAGACATTTAGCCAAATGATAATCGGTTGTCCAAATAAAAAGTATTGCATTATTGTCAGCAATATCTTTTACCGGTAAATTCATTATTTCGACTGAACTCATTACCGAGTAAGGGGGTCGCCTCATGCCTTTTATAGTGGTGCAATCTGGTTTAGCATTACTATCATTGTAATAACTCCACGCAGGGTCTGCATATATTATTTGATATTTCTTCATTGCTCCTGCTTTTGTTTTTCCAACTGCAATTCTCTAACAGTTTGGAAGCTTGGGTTTTTTGCAGTACCGGCTCGCAATCGATAAAATTTACCTGCATCCATTCTTAATTTTTTAGCCAGTGTTGGTATGTGTTGCGTGCCTAACCACACTCGGATTTCTTCTTCTTCTATATATGATTGTAGCATATTATTCCTCCACCCAGGTTAGCTGAGCGCCGCTATACATTTTGCGCACCTCGTATGTGATACGGTCTGTAAATCCAATTTTACTTTCGCCCTCTAAACTAAAGTAAGTAAAGTTGTGATAGGCGTGTTGAAATTTTAAGTCCATTTCATAATAAGTAATGGGTTCACCTTTCCAGTCGGTCAGGTTTATAGTTTTAAGTGTTGCGTTCATTGTTTTGTACGTTTAGTTATTGTTCTTATTAGTGTTGAATCTTTGTAGTTACTGCCGCACTCCTGGCACACATAGTCAAAATCATGCTTCGCTTCTATCCAGTTATCTTCGGTATATAAGTAGTTGCAGCCATGGCAGTGTCTTATTTCTTCGTTTACATACCCAAAAGCAGTAAGTTCCTCTAGCCTATTCTCATCAATTATCATTACTGTATTGCACATTGTATTGTAAGTTATGGGCCGCCGGAGCGGCCCTAGTTAATGTTTAAAGTTGGCGCTCTCTTACTGCGAAGTACTCTCTATTGCCCACCTTGTTAATAATTTTATCAGCAAGCGCAGTGCCTGCATCATTAGTTGAGGTGCTATAAAAAATCCACCCATAGTAGCCATCTTTTTTGCACCCAACCTTCTTAGCAAACCGCCAGTCCTTACCTACATACTTTACGCAAACCCAGTTGGCATCTAGGTACTTCATTTCCGGGTCGGCTTGATGTTCCTGCACAATCTTATCTAATGATTTTCTAAGCATATATGCATCTATTTCAATACAGTATTTTTCTTGTTCTTTTGTCATTTTTTTGAATTTTAGCATTGTTGTATTGTTTTAGTTTAGGTTTATAATAAGTTTATTTTTGATAGTAGTTGGAAGTAGGCTTTTTCTCCTAAGTCACTATCAACTTCCCCTAGGAAGTATTCCTTAACTGAATCGTATGTTGGGAATGTTTCCTCATTCTCTACATATATGTACTTTTTATCATCAGATGCTTCTATAGTTAAAGTCCATGCAACTGTACTTTCATATTCGTTAAAAATCACTTCTGATTCTATTATTGCTGAGTTAATTGTTATTTCGTTCATTGTTGTATTGTTTAGTTATTGTTAATTCACAAGTAATCTAGTTATAAGAAAATTACCATGCAAACTTTTTTTTAAACTTTTTTTTAATAAAGTTAAAAATAGGCCTTTTTGGGTATATAAAGCGCGTTTTTTTATAAAATTTTTTTTAGGAACGAGCGTTCCTTGCTTTAAACCAGGCTTATATCTAGTGTCTTTTTCTTTACCCTGGCCATTACTGCGTAACGCCCGGCATCTATTGCGTGGTTAAAATTATCCACTGGCTTGTTTGTAGGGCTACCGCTTCGGTCTTTGGCCCAAGTATAACTGCTAAACTCCTCGACTATATTCTTGCTTTGCGCATGTATTTTTATCGGGTAATCTTGCAGCAGTTGTATGCCATACATTACACTATCTTTGCCCTTTTGTGCAGGCACTACCCACACACCATTGTTACGCAGCTCGGCTATACTTTTTGGCTCGGCACTATCTGCCACTATATTATCCGTTATCCCTAAATCCTTTATTATTCTGCCAATACTTTGGTTGGTAAGCTGCTTCCGGTATATATGTTCGCGCCAGTATAACGCGCCGTGTGCGTAGCGTATTTCAACTAGGGCAGTTGGGTCATTGGTAAAACCCCAGTCTAAACCGTACACGCGCCATTTATAATTTTCGGGCCATTCGTTTACCGTTTCAAAGTCGGGGAACACCAGGCCCTCTAACCGGCCCACCTGGCCCATGCCATATACCATCCACCTAAATTGGTTGGCAGTACCCGCCTTAATGTTATCCGGTGTAGGCTCATAACTTTCAATCTTGGCACGTATTGTTGGTTGTATAAATGCGTTATCCCGGTAAGTACTAACAAACCAGTCCACATCTTCGCGGCCCTGCAATTTATCATGCGCCCAAAAAGCTGCACTAGGGTTGAAGTCTATAATAGTCTGCTGGGTAGTTCGCATACTAATCTGTTCAAATATCCCGTAGTCTATACCGTTGGCTTCATTAAAAAAACTATGGGTGCGTTTACCACTTCTAGCGTCTATTTCATCGTTATAACTGTTAAACTCTATCTTAGAACCCGTAGAGAAAGTAAACACCCTATTGCTTTTATTGTGGTCTGTTAGTTCTTGCGTGAAAAAAGGGTCGTTATATATGATGTTCTGGGCATCCCTATAAGCACCTACCCTAAGGTTTGGAATGTCTTGCCCTACTACGGTTATAGTAAGGTCTTTCTTTTTACTGGCTATGCTTATAAGGTACTGTAGTATAGCATAAGTCTTTCCGCTTGATGTGCCGCCTTGATGTACTATATATGGCTTATCAGATTCTAGTGTCCAAAAGAATAAATCATTTATCTGAATCTTGTGGCTTGACATACTCAAAAGTTACATTCGTAATTTTCTCACCTTCACTAGTGTGGTCGTGGTGCTGCATACTTAAAGCCTTCCTTTCTTCATCGGTACATATAAGCTTGTATAAAGCCAGTAACCCAGTTGGTGATGTACTTTTATGTAATTTAGAACGTATGCTTATCTTAGTACGTGCTTTATTTTTATCTAACTCTTCTTTTATAGCGTTTGATTCGTCTGATTCCAAAGGGAAATGCCTATAAAAAGTATCTTTACTAATACCTAAATAAGCAAGAACATCAGCCACAAAGAATAAGTTGTATTCTTTAATTACGCCAAGGGCATCTTTATATAAATCTTCAGTCTTATACGCCATAGGGTTCACCGTTAATTTTTACTTCTAACGTATCATCTAGCTTGACCATTCGGTCTATTATAACTTGGCAGTATTTAGGGTCTAACTCCATACCGTAGCATTTACGTTTGAGTTGGTGTGATGCTACCATTGTTGAGCCACTTCCTAGAAACAAATCAATAGTGGTATTACATTTTTTATCTTTCAATATATCTACAATCAATGATATTGGCTTTGGAGTTGGGTGATAACCTTGCTCTGCTCTATTGTTTTCTCCACCCACATTGTTTACTGAATAGACAATCTGTTCGTGTCTTGTTTTATCATTGTGATAGCAATACATTGTTTCAAAGTGTCCGGCTTGCCAACCGTTTGTTTTATGCCAAATGTGTTTTGAAGTTACCATTTCTGCAAATGGTGGAAATTGTAAATTATCCCAAAACCATATCATCAATCCATTGCAGTAGATTCTTGAATTGTTAAATGCACCCTCTATATTATTTATCATATCGTGCATTATTTCACTATTGTTCGGAAATGGCGGGTCTGTAAATACCATGTCCGCTTTTTCTCCATTCATAAGTTTAGCCACTTGGTCGCTATCGGTACTATCTCCGCACAATAGTCGATGTGGGCCAATCTCGATTAAATCGCCCAGCACTACATCAACCTTTATATCATCAGGTTCTTCATAATCATCCTCCTTTGCTTCTACTTCTTCAGCTTCTATATCCCCGAATAGTTCTTCATTACTAAAACCCCAGTCAGTAAGTTCCTCAACCTCGAAATAATTAGCTAGGGCATCGTAATCCCAAGCACCCGTATTTTTATTAAGCCGAATGTTAAGTTCTCGTTCCTTATCACGGTCTAGTTCTACTTCTACACACGGAAAGGTATCCCACCCTAGGCTTTGTGCAGTCTTTAACCTTTGGTGTCCACCTACTATAATATTTTTACGGTCTGGGTGTGTGTTTATAATAGCTGGGTCAACCGCCCCAAATCTTTGCAAGCTTGCTTTTAACTGTTCGGCCTGCTCATTGCTTAGCTGCCTTGGGTTGTATTCAGCTGGTATCAGTTCGTTAATTTTTCGCTCAATTACTTTCATTAAACCTTGTGTAATATTCTTGTTTTATTCTTTTAAAATAACTTTTAGCACCACCGGTTGCAAATAGCCCACTATCTATACTATTGCCATTAAGCATTTTAATTATTTGGTATTGCCTTTGTATTGTATCATTATCAAACTGCTCCACTTTTTTACTACTATTAGTGTAAGTTATTGGCGCTGCTTTTATATAGTTTATGGCATTTATTTTATACCACTCATTAAAACACCTGGCCAGTGCGCTAATGTTATTGCCCTTGCGTGGCGCACGCTCGTACACTACATCTAGCATCCAGTCAGCATAAATTTTCTCAAACCTTACATCATCGGGGAAAATAATGTTGTTTACTGCTATGGTTTCATGTAAGCGCACCAGGTAGCTTAAACCCTCTTCCCTGCTATTTGGCAGCTCTTTCACTGCACCAATATCAGTATGGAAGTCGTATAATAGGTTTAAAAGCGTTTTATCGTAGCCAAATTTTGCGTCTGCGGCGCGATAACGTTTTACATCTATCTTTGTGTATGCTATGTTCATTTAAAAAGGCCTCTGCATTTTTTTGTTTTCCTTGTTTTTGAATTCTATGTACTTGTTAGCCCAAGTACCTGCTCTGTACTTCCAGTTGGTAATTTTATTACCTGCATGCATCCAGTTAGTGGCTTCGTAGTAATTAACAAAATTCTCTGCTTCTAATGCTATATCATGTTCATTTATCTTACCGTTTTTAGTAAAATAATTTTCTACCTCAACTTGCGTGGGATACACACTAGGAGCATTATTTTCATTCTTTACATTCTTTTCATTCTTAGTAGTTGTTAGTTGTGTGTTAGTTGTGTGTTGCTCGTGTGTTAGCCGTGTGTTACCTGGTGTGTTAGTTTCCTCATCATCACCCTGGTAAGTATCGTAATTGCAAACACTTATAATAGTTCCATGTGTGTTACTTAGTCTGTTGATTTCTCCGGTGCTTTGTAATTTACGTAAAACCGTTCTTAAACTTTGTTTACTAAGTTGCAATTCATACGCTAGTACATCTAGGCTAGTTATAAAAGTGCCACGCTTAACCAGTGTGCCTCTGTACTTTTTATCTTTGTGGTTAGCTTTTAAAAGGCAGTGAAGAAAAA